GGTTGCTTTGCGATGGTACTGTTTATCAAGTATCAGCATACCCAACACTTGGAGCATTGCTTGCAAATACCTATGGAGGAAGTTCTGGAACTTTTGCTGTTCCAAATCTTTCTGGTTTGTTTATCCGTGGATCTGGAACTCAGACTCTTCCTAATACCGTTACATATTCTTCTGGTTCTATTGGATCATTTTCACTTGGTGGAGGACAATACGATGCATTCCAAGGACACTATCATTCTAACTCTTCTTCAGTAAATGCAGTAGCACTTCGAGCATCTGGAGGAGGAACTCCTACTGGAAGTGGTGCAGATTTTCTTTATAGCGGATCTGTTTCTGTTGCTATTGGAGAACCAACTCAAGATACATTGAGTGGGAATGGAACTCCTCGTTATCAAACCGAAACTCGTCCCGTTAGTCTTGCAATGGTCTATTGCATCAAGACGTAATTTGTCATGGCTAATGACGGTCGTATATATGATGGAACGACTGTAACTGTTGCTATGGATGCCGAGACGCATCCGAGCAATCTTCCTCCATCGTATGTAGCCTCATGTGTAAATCGTTCGTTTAGGCAAGGCATCAATAGTACTCGCCCTCCGTTTGCTGATCTTCAGATTAACCTAGCGTATGGTTATCCTGAATCTGTTTTAACGGATTTTCAGACAGGGAACTTTCAAGGGGCATATCCATACAAGGGAATATCTCCCGGTTCAGTAGATGGAATCATTTGTTCTGTTGCTGGAACGATCTATTTCCTTGCAATAGTAAATAATGTTTGCACTCTTTATCCTTTGATTTCCGGTAACGATCCTACGCTTATGCACACTTGGTTTGTGCAAGCAGAAAACTGGGTCTATATCCAAAATGGATACCAAGATCCTATTGCTTGGAGCGGAGATATTTCTCATGCACCAACAAATCTTCAGGCAGTTGGAGATAACAATGGTCACATCAATTTGACTTGGACAGTCAATGCAGTTGGTTCTGTTCAGACAGAAATTCAAGTTCAAACTCCAACTACCATTTTCAATACAATTGCCATCATCCCATCTGGTGCTGTTTCTTATTCTTATCAAGCGGCATCTTCTACTACTGCATACTCTTTCCAAGTTCGTTCTGTTTACCCTGATGGTTCCGCAACCCCTTGGTCAAACGTAGTTACAACGTCTTCTTCAAATACTCAAATTACTCCTGAACAAAACAATACTATCTATAGGCTCAATCCAGCGGCTCAACAAATGCCCGTTGGAACGATTATGGCATATGCCTATGGTCGTGTTGCTGTCAGTACTGCTCAAAATAATATCTATGTTTCTGATATTATCTACGGCAACGGATTTACTACGACTTCCAATACTCAAAACTTTACGGAGCAAACTTATTGGAATGAAGGTGGATCATTTACTCCCCCCGCCAATCTTGGATTGATTACAGGTATGAGGGTGATGCCTTCCTTGAACATTAACGTCCGAGGGCAAGGCGAGTTGGTTGTTTTCTGTGAGAACGGATCATTTACTTTGGATCTTTCTCAAGACAGGACAACATGGCAAGCATCCAATATTCAGAAAGTATCTCTGATTGGTCGTGGATGCCGATCCCCTTGGAGTATTTGCGGTGTCAACAATGATGTCTATTTCCGGTCGGATGATGGATGGGCATTCTACAACAATGCTCAAGTTGATTTCTACGAGGCTCTATCATTCCGAAAGATCAGTAGAGAAGTTCAACCTTGGGTAAATTATGACACGCCTTGGTTGAGGCAGTTTGAAAGTGCAATGTTCTTTGACAATCGCATCATTGCTACGGTCTCTCCGTTTACGGTTGCCAACGTCAACCCCATGTACGGTCTTCATCGTCCTAGCAGGGCAATGATTGTTCTGGATGTTGAACAGGAAAGCAGGATTAACCCTGATGCCTCAATGCCTACTCGTTGGAATGGTCTATGGGAGGGGCCGCAACCTACGCAACTTCTGACGGCACAAATCAATGGCGTTCAGCGTGGATTCTGTTTTTCGTTTGATGCTGATGGGGTCAATAGACTTTATGAACTCCAGAATAGTAGCGTCCTTGCAACAGGCATAGATGACTACTCTCAAGTCTATGGGAGCGTTCCTATCAAATCGTACTTTATTACCAAGAGATTTGATTTTACTCCCAATCAGGGGGCATCAAAGTTCATCAGAAAGCAACTTGCTGGAGCGGAGCTTTGGGCTTCAAACTTGAAAGAACAAGTTCAGTTTGAGATGTCGTATGCTCCTGATTCATATCCATGTTTTACGCAACTTGGTAACACGATTTCTATTTCAGAAAATGGATGTACTCCTATACAGGCAAATTGCTCTCCTTCTATTTCAAGGCCAAAGTATTCACAAATAAAGTTTCCTTCTCCTGATATTAACGACTGCCAATCCGCAAATCAGATTAACCTTCAGGAAGGTGCTGAATTCCAATTTAAGATTGAAATAACAGGATCTTGCATTGTTGATAGGGTGCGAGTTTCAGCATTGTTGAATGCAGATTTGGATCTTCCAGAAGGGGTTTGTGTTGGTGACGAGATTGATCCTATCGTTTGCTGTCCAACGAATGATCTTGATTACTACAGAATTGTGCCTTTACAACCTTCTGTTGCTTCTGTACAAGGATAAAACTTTATGAACAATCAGTCTTCACCAGTTCAAATCTTGAGTCCGGTTATCCCAAGTAGCTGGTGTCCAAGTGGTTCTTTTGCTGATATTTTTAATAGCTATAATCAGCTATACCTTAATAATTCTACAATCAATATTCCGTTTTTGAATGAGGTTACTCCTCAACAAATTACGGCTCTTCAGCAAAGCATTCTGACTATTACTAATCAGCTTAATGCAGTTAATTATCAGAGTGGAACACAAACAATTACTGCATCAAATTCTGCTCAAACATTTACAATTACCATTCCTACGGCAATGGCTAATTCCAGTTATCAGATTTCAGGTTACTTTACTCCTACTGCTGGAACAGCGAATGCAAGTGCTTCATGGGGTATTGTTACTGGTAGCCAAACCAGTACGCAATTTAAGATTTGGATCTTGAGCAACAACTCCGACATTACAAGTTTCACTTGGCAAGTTTCCAACTTAGGATCGCTCTGATTAAATGAAAATATGTGGCATTTATGGAATTAAAAACTCCATAAACGGGAAATGGTACATAGGAGAAAGTGTTGATATAAATTACAGAAAATGTAAACATTTTTCAACATTGAAATATAATGTTCATAAAAACATCTATCTACAAAGGGCTTTTAACAAATATGGCAAAGATGCTTTTGAATTTCAAATATTAGAAATATGCCAAGAATATGAATTGGAATTGAAAGAAAAAGAATGGATTAAAAAACACAAGTCTAATGATTATGATTTTGGATACAATCTTACTGATGGTGGAAATGTTGGCAAAAAAATGACAGAAGAATCAAAAAAGAAATTATCAAATTCATTAAAAAATTATTGGGTTAATAATCCTCACCCAATGTTTGGAAAAAATCATACAGAAGAAGCGAAAAAGAAAATATCTCTTGGCCATATTGGAAAACCACTATCAGATGAACACAAAAAGAAATTAGCCGAAGCAAGCAAGGGAAATAAATATAGCCTTGGACACAAACATACTGATGAATCAAAAGCAAAAATGTCAAAATCAAGAAAGGGAAAAAAGAAATCTGAAGAACATTTAAGAAAAATGAAAGAAGGTATTAAAAGAGCTTGGCAAGAAAAGAAAGACTTGCTTATAAATCAAGGTCACTTTATAAATTAACCCCGAAAACAAAACCTAATTATTAACCATCATGTCTAAAAACATCAATCGTGCAACGGAGCCAAAGCTCCAATCCGAGGGTTTCAGCACCCGTGGTCATGCTAAAGAAAACCTTGGAAACAATCCCCGTGGAGCAGAATTTCACGGAATTTTTTATTCTGGAGCCAAGCAACCTGAACCGACCTCTCCGGGTCGTGGTTCGTCCAAGAAGTAATATGGCTTCTCACGGGATTCAATACACGGTGGATCGCACCGAGCGTGGTATTGTTTCTGATCATGCCACTCCGCAACCTATGCAGAGGGTTCAGATTAAGAACGATATTGCCACAATCCGTGCCTACAAGGATGCCCGTACTGCCCGTATCAAATCCATTGGCGAGTCCAATCAGAAAGCATTTTCTGTTGGTGGCCCTGCCAATGAGACTTCTATGGGCAAGGGATCTCCTTTCAATAGCGATTGGATCTAGCATATGAAACTCCCCAAGCTCCAAAAGATGGGAGCGATGAGGAGCAAGATGCTTAAAGCCAAAGCTACTCCATCCATCAAATTATCTACGTTGCCGAGTGTTGCTGGCCCGAAACGTCCAGCGACACGATCCCTTGTGGGAAGGCCAATCTCAAGCGGAGAAATGATCTAGTCTTATGCCTCAACTATACGATGTAGCTTATGTAATGGATGCTATTAAGCCCTATGCGGGTAATAGCGGAAGTTGTAATCCTACGTTGTTGATGCAGTATTTGAATAAGGCTCGTCGCCTTCTTTGGAATAAGACTGATATTGAATCTACCTGTGAGTACGTTTGCATTAAATGCGTTGGAGGTATTCTGACTCTTCCGAGCATTTACAAACAGGTTCGATTGGCATGGATTGATGGTGTTCCTGTTAGCCTTGGCAATGAATGGTATCAGTCTGTTCCCCAAGACAATTGGGGTGATGCCGCAAATGGTGGATATGGGAACGGATGGGGACAGGGATATGCTTGGAATGGAGGGAACAAGAAGTTCATTGAGATTGGAGGAAAGCACATTACTTTCCAGAACTATGATCTTGCTCCTTACCGTCTGTGCCTAGAGTCAGAGTCCCCGCTTGATGCTGGTCAGGAGATTACCTTCTTTGGCGAGGATGCTTATGGGACTAGGATCAGCGAGACAATCACACTTGGTCTTGCTCCTGCATATACCTATAGCACCAACTTCTTCAAGACGGTCTTCCAATGCACGAAGTCACAGACTAATGGAAGGGTTCGCTTGTATGCCTATGACCCCGACAATCAAGCTCAAATGCTTTTGTCGATCTACCAGCCCTACGACATTAATCCTAGCTTCAGGAGATATGCTATCCAAGGTTGCGTAAAGGATTCAGTTATTCTTTACTGCAAGAAGAACTATCAGGATTTGTTCAGCCTTACGGATCAGGTTGAGTTTACTCCAGAGGCAATGATTTCTGCTGTGATGGCAGTTGTCTATCGTGAGAACAAAGGTAGTGATGAGCTTTATAATGTTTCTCTTCAGAATGCTATCTTTGAAGTGAACAGGGAGACTGCCGATCAAGAGGAACCTACTGGTAGTGTTATCAGGCAGTTCTCTAATAACATGATGCTGAATGCTTTGATCCCAACTTATGCTTGGGATGATGGAGCGGCATGGCCCTATTGATATGGACGATCTTGTTGAGATTTCCGCTATTGATCGGGTTGAAGCTGAAATGGCAAATCTTCCTCCTGTTCAATGTCCTTTGGAACACTTTTTTCCAAAGGGACTTTATGTCAGGAAGATTTTTATGCCAGCAAACTCATTGATTGTTTCAATGAAACATAAGACAACTCATCCTTTTTTCATTCTTAAAGGAAAGGTTGCTGTCCTTAAAGAATCAGAGAATGGAGGCTTTGAGGAAGAAGCCCTTTATGTTGGAGGAGACATGGGAATTACCAAGCCAAATACAAAAAGGTTCCTGTGGAATATTGAGGATACGGTATGGGTCACTTGCCATGCTAATCCAAATAATATTGAAGATCCTGATGAATTAGGTTTAAATATTGTTGAAAGAACAGAAAACCCTTTGATTGATAGCAACTCTCCACAATTTAACCAATGGAGAACAAACATCAGTCCTAGTCTGATTCACACATATAAAGAAATTGAATTGCCATGCGTTTCCTAATCCCTGCACAAACTATTGCTGAATATAGGCATAACAAGATGCCTGTATATGAAACATGGATGGCAATTGGTGTTGGAGTTGCCGCTGTTGGAACTGCTGGAAGCCTTGGGATGCAAGCATTGAATGCATCTAAAGCAGGACATACTCCTAGTTACAATCCACAGCAAAGTTTGGCAACGCAAGCCATGCAGTTTGGGCAAATGGCTCCGCAGGAAGTACAATTCCAAAATCAGCTTTTTGGTCAAGAATCTCCGCAAGCCCTTGGCTTTGGTACGCAAGCATATAATCAAGCCGCTCAACAGGGATTGCAGTTTGCAAAGCAGGGGACTAGGGCAAACATTGCCAACCAAAATCTTGTAACTCCGGGGTCTTCTGCCCAAAGGGAATTGGCCTTAAATCAACTTAACCAATACATTCAGGGAAATGTTCCTACTGATGTTCAGCAGAATATCAATAGACAAGTTGCACAGAATCTTGGTGGTGGATTCAATCTCTTTAGCGGAGGTGGTCAGGCCCCACAAAACTTTGCTAGGAACCTTGGACAGACTAGCCTTGGTTTGTCGCAGTTTGGATTGAGTGCCGCTCCTACATGGCAACAGTTGGCTAACCAAATGGTTGTTTCACCTACGGCGGGTCTTGAGGCTGGACTGCAAGCTACAGGAATGGGTGGAAGTCTTGCTCAAGGAACTGCCGCAAATGCCCTTAATCTTGTTTCTACGTCTGCTGGAATTGGTAATCAAATGGCAGAAAGCCAATATCAGTCCCAAATGAATCAGTATGGGGCACAACAAGCCGCAAACCAAGGAATGGTTCAGGGGCTACAGGGATTGGGCAGTGCTGGATTGGGAATTGCCAATGCTGGCACAATGGCTAATTACTACGGAAATCTTTCTTCTCCTTCACAGGGAACATCTGCATATTCCAACCAATTTGGCTTGGATCAAATGAGTTCTGGCGGGTTTTATGAAACTCCAGCCGCTGTTCAAGCCGCATTTGGTCAAGGAGCAATTCCAGCTTATTATTCCGGTGGAGGTCAATCGGGATATTATAATCAAGGATTTACGCAATAAATATTATGGCAGTAGGATACTACAACTTTTCTCCGATCATGCAGGGCAATCAAACGATTGCCAATAGCTTTGCTAATCTTGGTCAGCAGATTGGTCAGAGTATTGAAAACCATGCTCAAGTACAAGCGGCTCAAGCATTGCTTCCTGCTCTCCAGCAAAGCTACCAAAACGGAATGCAGAAGATTGCTACTGGTGATCCCAATGGATTAGCAGACATTTACCATTCTGCTTCTACGGCTTCTCAAATTCCTATTTTGAGGGGATTTGCGCAGAATGCATTGACTACGGCACAGTCTGCAAACATCAATGCACAGCATATGGCAAGGACACAAGCGTACTTGCAGGGACGAGGAATGTCCATGATGGCATCTCATCCAGAGATGTTCAATCCCGATGGCACATTCAACGCAAGTCGTTTGGGTCAGAATGCTCCTAGCAAGCCAATGACTGCTTATCAACAACAAGAAAGCGACATAAAGAACGCTCAACTGAAAGCAAAGCAAGTTGGATTGTTCTCTAATCTTTGGAATGGATTGCCAGCACAAGGAAATAATCCAGCCACAGAAGGCGCTTCTACTGCTTATAATAATATCCTTGGTGATATTGCTAATGGGAAAGCCCCTTCACAGGGTGATCTTTCAAAGTTCGCTAGTGCTTACTCTCAATACCAACAAACCAAGGGAGCATTGGGAAACTATGGAATCCAAGATCAAAACTTTGAGAATGCATTCCAGCAGATTCAAAACCAAATTCCTGCATTGAATGGAATGGTTAAATCTGAACAAGCAAAGGGAACTGATCATTTCCTTGGAAACTTCTTTGGAACAAATACTGATACATCTAGGGTAAATGCCCTCAAACAACAGATTGATCAGATTAAACAGTTGGGAGGACGGTCTTCTCAACAACCTCAATCTGCATCTGGATCTTCTACTCAAACTTTAATTCAGGCAGTTCAGGCCGCTCAAAGACATCCAGATAAAGTTGATTTAATTAAACAAAGATTGCAGGGGGCTGGAATTGATCCTTCCATGCTGGATCAGGCGA